TGTTCGTGACTGGCTCGAGGACTGGTAAAACTACTGTATTTCATACACGTAATTATACCTGTACGTCCTCCATGCCTGCAGTTCTTAGGCGTACAATGTGCCCCATCATAAAGTTCTTGCTGTCAAATCCTTTCATCACACCAAGAAACTTATTGCGCAGTAATGCTACTTCGTTGATAATGGTTTCAAAGTCAATCACTTCGTCTTCGCCGTCTACATATTTTTCTGCATCGCGACTGGTGAGTGCTCTAGCATAACTTTCAAGATATTTTTGAAAATGCTTTCTGCGTATTTTGCGCAGTTGAATATTAAGATAGTTGAGCACTGCTTCAATTTCTTGTAGCTGATTAAAACGGTGCTCGGTGATACCTGGCAGTTCTTTGATATTGCGTTCTACGTAACCGCCTACCTGACACTCACGTTTGGCTTCCAATAATTCTTGTTCGTACCAAGCAATAAAGTCAGGTATGCGACCTAGATCGCCAACTATCTTGTTATACCACATTAATAGTCATCGTCCCAGAATTCGTCAGGGTCGGCATCAATTTCGTCCAATCCTGCGTATTCTGCTACAGCGGTGATGATTTTCTTATCCCATTTGAATGCATCGCGGATTTCTTCTGCGTCAAAATTCTCCATTAGCACAGACACAGCAGCTTCTGCAGCTTCTTTTTTGTCGTGGCTGTCATGGATAAAATTACGTGTTTCTTTCCAGAGTTGTACAGCTAGCTCTATACTCATTGATCACTCCTCTTCTTGTTGTACTGGTGTTTCTTCGAGTGCGTCTTCGATGTCTGTACTTACCTCATCATCCACTTGTTTAAAACTCAACATTAGTTTGTCCAAACAACCTTCATCGTTGCTCTCCCAGGCCTTACGAAACTGCAAGATTTGCTCGCCGTTTTTAGGCTCAAACAACAAGCGATTGCCTGACTTAACCAACAGGCCTTTTTTCTCTGCCATGTCTACAAGACCTGAATATGGATTCATACCTGTTTCGTATGGAATTTTGACCTGTACACCTTCAAAGGGTTTTGCATAACGTGTTTTCATAACTTTACAGCCTGCACGAATACCCCGTACATCTGAGATCTTGTTGCCTGCGTCGTCTTCTTTGAGCTTCATCTTTTTCATTGCGATTACAATAGAGCTGGCATAGATAAAGCCTTGCCCGCCTGAGATCTTGTCATCTGGATCAAACATATCCTGCGATGCATATGTATGATTAGTACATACCATACCTACATTGTAACTACCAAACATGTTTACACAGTTACGAACCAGTGCTGTAAGTGCTTTAGGTTTACGACCCATGTCACCTTTTAAGTCTCCTTTGCCAAACTGATCAACATCGGTAGGTGTTAGTAGCATACCCAAACTGTCAATCACAAATAAAACCTTGGGGCGCTCTTCGTCGGGTAAATTTTTGTAGTCACTCATGAATGTTGAAATAGTCTTTGCAACATCATCAATCATTGCCATACTGAGTTTTAACAGTTTATCTTCGCTGGTATCTACACCCAATGCTTGTAGCCATGCTTCATCAAGAGCATTTTCACTATCTACCAGTACAACAAAGATACCTTGTTCTTGTGCATGTTTTACAATATTACCTGATACAAAGTAACTTTTGCCTGCGCCCGATTCGCCTGCAAACACTGTTACCTTTCCTAGTGGAATACCTTTGTGAAAATCTCCACTAATAAGATAGTTAAGTGCGTAGTTACCTGTGCTGATCCAATCAGTAGGATCATTGAATCCGATACTGAGTCCGTCGATGCTTTTTGTAATGTCCTTGCGGAACTTGCTTACATCAAAAGGTTTTGCCATTTTTTTTCCTTTGTTTAATTTTTAATTATAACACATTATGTGTAAATGTCTATTAATTTGATCCAATTATAATACTATTATGATTTATTTCAGCAAAACGTTTTTCTATGGACTTTACCGCTGAATATCCTAATTGAAAAATTGTTGGCTCATAATGAAACACATTACTTGTCCAAATAATACTATTTGATTTAAATGTTGGTATAGTCATTAAATCTATTATTTCCCAGTCAACTTTAGTGTTGTGCCACTTTAACCAATTTTTCTTAACTTTCTCTGTTACTAAATAATCTCCGCTAAAAGGAGGATCAATAGATACAATCTCAGGCACAGTAGATTGCTTGTGTAACCACTGAGCAAATTCTAACTGTCGTTCGCAATAATCATATACTGTTACAGATTCAAAATCATTAGCGGTAACGTATAACATGGTTTTCCAACCACTTGCTAATCCATAAAAATTTTTATATTTTGAATCAAATTTTTTAATATTCCTTGATTCGTTGTTGTTTAAATAAACTAATCTTTTACTTTTAAGACATACTTTTAAAAGGTTTTCAATTATGTATAACTGTTTTGAACCTGGTTTGTAATATCTTTTTTTAAAATCTATCGGAATTTTTTTATCGAACTTTATTAACAAGTCTTGATGATCTTTTGCATATACTACTTTGTTGGTATTTTTATGATAAGATCTAAAATCAGTTGTTAAAAAATCTCCAATTTCTAGAATTACATCATTATTTTTTGCAATGTTATTTGCTTGATCATAGTTGTTAACTGTAACACAATCTTGAAAGAAATCTATACCCTGATTTTTTGCGTTCCAAAAACATTTTGTCTGTGTAAAACGCAACAACGATTCGTTGTTGGTGTCGTTAACAATAATAGCTTTTCTCATAACTCTCTACTATTGTTTCATCAGAAATTTTGGTATGCATGATCATATGCAATCTGGGTTTATTGCTGTTGTTAAACACCATATGTCTATTGCTGGTATCAATAATAAACGCTTTACCTGGCTCAAAAGGAATATTTCCTTTATCCAAAAATCTAAACACACACCCCTTAGGATGTGTAATTGCTATGTTTATTTCAGTAAGGCGACTTTTGGTTTTATCGGTATGTGGAAGTATATATCCACCAGGTTCTAAATACATAAAACGCATTCTTCCAGTTTTATCGTCGATGACAAAGTTTTCTTTTATCCAGGCAACAGTGTAAGAACAGTTTTCTGCAATGTCTGTCCAATTATGTTGTTTGTCACTGTTGGTAGTTGTTTCTGTATTAACTCCGTAAATACACATGCTTTTCCAACCAGCGTGTTTATGTCCTACAACGACATCACCAGACCGGTGTTTTACTAGTCTATGCTTAACGGTTTCAAACTCTCTGAGTATAACATCAACAGGCACCGCTAGTTCAAGTTCTAGCCACGGAAGTCCACTGCTTTCTCTTATCCATTCAGCGTTAGGTCTATATTGTAAGAAAGAATTTATTGCTTTCATTTTTGCTAAAAACCATTCTCAGTTCATTTATGTCGTGCCGGAAGTTACCCAAGTTAAGTGTACTTCCAATTGGTTTGCATTTGTATTTTTTACACCAATCTAAATATTCTTGCGGAGCACCTAATGTTTGCGGTTGCTCTAACTGAATGCGTAGTTGTCCACTGAGGTATCTAAAATCGTTTGTATCAATATCGTGGACATTGTTATCATAGTTTTTCCACTTGTTATAACTGCTTCTGCCTAAGTTATGAAATACCACACTGATTTGATTTTTGTTAAAATCTAGTATATCTGAACCAAAAGTGTTTTCAACCATCCAAATGTGTTTATCATAATTTTGATAAACAAATTTCCAACAACTTTCTAATTTATGTATATTATCATTAATTGCTCTAAAATCATTGAGTAAATTTACTTTGTCCATTAGCTTACTAATTCCAGTATACTCAACTTGAAGTTTAACCCACAGTTCGTGTATTGTGTTAAGAGTGTTTTGATTTTGTAAGTTGCAACCAACAAAGTCAGTAAACGTGTTTATTTGGAGTTTTTTAGCAAGAAAGCTGTCTATCGACTGAATATTATTTGCTAGTTCTGTGGAATATTGTTGAATATGATTAAATGTGTCACTGGAACAATAAAAATTATTACTTTTATGCTCATTGAGATTTTGAACAAAATATTCAGAAACAGGTAGTTTTTTTATTTTCAAGCAATCGCCAGAATTTTCAAATATTAATTTCATGTTTAAACTTTTATATTAAAGTACCACTATAAACTACAGTGGTACTTTTGTTATATATTAAGATGTCTGTTGACGACTACGAATCATTGCCAAAATATCTTCGGCTTTTTGTGATCCGCCTTCGGCTGGTGCCGCGACTGGCTCGCTTGCTGCTGGAGCACTTTCCTGCACGTTATCGGCTTCGAACGGAGGCATGCTAACAGATTCTGGTGCTGGTGCTGGAGTAGGTGCTGGAGCTTGTGGTGCTGGTGCTGGAGTAGATGCACTATTGCCGGCTGGTGCTGCCATACCGGCTGGACGATAGTATGCGCCAAACCTATCTGGATCATATGCTTCACCGTTTACACTTGCTTCAAACATTTCCTTGATTACACGCAGTTCTTCTTCACCCGGACGCTTGGGAAGGAAGTCATTCAAGTTGTAAAGCCCTTGTGCTTCAATGGCTTCTGCTTCTTCTGCTGTTAGCGCAGTTTCTTTGCGTGCCCACTTTGACGTTGAGTAATCAGCATAACCGCCTTTCTGTGTTTTGCTGATGCGGAAGTCCAGGCCACGCTGGTAATCAGTTGGCAGTTCTTCCAACTCTGGATCCATCAGTGCACTTTTAATCACGTTAAAGATCTGTGGGCCCATAATAAAGCGACGAATTGCTTTGTCACTTTTATCATCTGTGATTGGATTTTCACGCACAAAACCTTGCATGATGTAGCTACGCTTTTTCCAGTACTTGCGACCCATGTCTTCTAAACTTGCGTCCTTAAACCATGTGCGCACTTCTGCAAGAACAGGACACGCATCGCCCCACATTTCCACACAGGGTACCTGTACCATCACGTTCTTACTGTCCATTTCTCCCTTGATGCCAGAGAACGGCAAACGAATCATAGCCCGTTCTACCCAAAAGAATGTGTTGTTTGAATCCGCATCAGGGAGGAAGCGTAGCGAACAACTGTCGCCTTCTTGCATGTTCCAATGTGGATAAATGGCGTTGTCACCGCCTGAGGATTGAGTGTTCCCACCCTTGTTGTTTTCTTGTGCCTGTAGTCGGGCACGGATATCTGCTAAAGATGCCATGTTAGTCTTTCCTTTTTTGCTGCCTAATATGCCTAGTATATGCCTAAGTCTTTGCCATGTTGCA